AGAAAACCCGGCTCCTAAGGAAGAGTTTGAATATGTACTAGAAGAACAAAAATCTGGTGATCAAACTCTTTACATCAAAGGACCATATATGATGGCTGAAGATGTTAACAGAAATAAAAGATACTATCCTAAGGACGAACTAAGCAGAGAAGTAAAACGTTACTTAAAAGAAATGGTTGAAGAAAACCGTAGTATGGGAGAGTTAAATCACCCTACTTCAGCAGAAGTTGACCTTGAAAGAGCATGTCATATGGTTACTGATATGTGGTGTGAAGGTAATCTTTGGTACGGTAAATCTAAAGTTCTTTCAACACCTTGTGGTCAAATTGTTAAAAGCTTAGTTAACGATGGGGTAAAAGTTGGGGTTAGTTCAAGAGCATTAGGTCAATTAACAGAAGAAAAGAACGGCGTTAACAGAGTTTCTGAAATGAGATTAGTTGCCGTTGATTGTGTTTCAGATCCTTCATGTCCTAAAGCTTTTGTAAATGGTATTTTAGAAAGTAAGCAATATGTTTTAGCCGAAAATGGTAAATTTGAAGAAGCTTACGATACTTTAGAAAATTCTATTGCTGAGTTACCTAAAAAAGAGTTAGACCTTTATTTACGTGATCAAGTGATTGAATTTTTAAATAAAATAGGCAATAAAGCATAAATAATATTATCCTATGGATCGACAACGTAAACAAATTCGACAATTTATAAAAAACATGTCCAGTGGTGCATATAAGAATGCGCACACCGACTTAAAAAACATTGTTGAAGATAAGTTAAAGCTAAAGATCAAAAAAGCTTACAAAAAGGATTTATTTTAATTATGGAAAACATCACTGATATACTCCAAGAAAAAGCTCAAGACATCCTCACAGAGGAAACATTGAAGCAAATCGAAGAAGCATTTAACGAAAAAGTTAAACTTCACGTTGAAGCCGCTCTTGTTAAGCAAGACGACGAATACGCGACAAAGCTTGAGCATTTGCTTGAAGCTATTGATCATGATCACTCCAGTAAACTCGACAAAGTTGTTGAGGCAATTGATAAGAACCATTCTGAAAAATTAATTAGTTTGGTTGAGAAATACAGCAAAGCTCTTACTACTGAAGCTAATGAGTTCAAAGGGGATATTGTTAATAAAGTTAGCAAATACTTAGATATTTACCTCGAAAAACTCGTACCTCAAAAGAGTATTAATGAAGCTGTTAAAAATAAGAGATCGCAAAAAATGCTATCTGAGATGAGAAAAGTCTTAGCTGTTGACGCTGCATTGCAGAAGAAAGCAATTAAGAATGCTATTGTAGACGGTAAATCTAGAATTGATGAGTCTACCAATGCATTGGATGAAGTCGCCGCTAAATTGGACAAAGTATCTAAAGAAAATGCCAGATTAAAATCTGAACTTACACTTGAAGGTAAGTGTAACGAGCTTTCAGAAGATAAAGCTGCATTTGTTAAGAAAGTACTCTCCGGCAAATCTGCCAAGTTTATTAATGAGAACTTTGACTATACATTGAAGATGTTTGATAAGAATCACGAAGAACATCTTGAAGTTTTGCACGAGCAAGCAAAAAAACCAAAATTCCGTTGCTAAGGAAGTAGATAGACCAGCTGAAGTTATAAATGAGTCTAAAAATACTGAAGATGGCAACCCGGTTTTCAACGCTTACTTAGGCGAACTTGGAAAGTATTAATAAACTAATTAACTTCCTTTCTTTATAAGAATTTACAGCGCTCTCGGAAGAGTGCTAATAACCCGTATACATTAATATTATGAATACTATTAGACCAACCCAGGCCTATATCGATGGCGATAGGGCCAAGTCATTGTTAGAAAAGTGGGGTCCTGTTTTGGATTACTCTTCTGATAATGTCAAGACAATCGAAGACGATCATATGCGTCTTAATACGGCTATGCTCTTGGAAAACCAAGAGGCATGGTGTTTGAACGAAAACAACGTTTCTGGTGGTACAGGATCGGCGTTGAGTAATGGTAGTGTTAATATCGGTCAGTACGGCAATCAGATCCCCAATACTTATAGTACTGGTGATACTTATGCTACTGGCGATTTTAGATTACCTAAGATTCTCATCCCAATGATTCGTCGTACATTCCCTGAGTTGATTACTAACGAAATCGTTGGTGTTCAGCCTATGAGTGGACCCGTTGGATTGGCGTTTGCTTTACGTTATAAGTACGAAACAGATTCCTTAGGTCATACCGGACCTGATGGACGTCCTACAGCATTGGCTGACGATGCTACACCTTCTGCTGCAGAATCTGCTTATAATTACAATACAGCTAATTCTGCTGGTCATGATGCTGGTACTGGTTCGCATTCTAATGCGGATGGTAAAGAATTGGGTTACCAGTTCTTGGACACACGTTTCACTGGTACATCTTCGCAGCAGTTATCTGGCTTAGGTGCTGGATCTGATTTTGCGTTTGTTGATCAGGATGGCGGTGTTGCTAAACTTCTTGCTAACTTTGAGTTAACAGGTAAGATTCCTCAGGTTGTTGTTAGTTTCGAGAAAACAGCTGTTGAAGCTGGTACTCGTAGATTAGCAGCTCGTTGGTCTGTTGAGTTAGAGCAGGATCTTAAGAACATGAACGGTATTGACATCGATACCGAGCTCACCAATGCAATGTCTTATGAGTTGCAGGCTGAGATCGATCGTGAGATGTTAATGAGAATGGTTCAGGTCGCTCTTAACAACGGATCTGGAAATGGTTACTCTTTATGGGCTCCTCAATCTGCCGATGGTAGATGGTTAGTTGAGCGTAATAGAGATTTCTACCAGAGAATCATCATTGAGGCAAATAGAATTGCTATTCGTAACAGACGTGGTGCTGCCAACTTTGTTGTTTGTACACCTCGTGTTGCTGCAATTCTTGAAATGCTTCCTGAATTCCAGTGGGTACCCGTTCAGGGTAATGTTAACACACAGCCTGTTGGTGTTGCTAAAGTCGGTAACCTCGGTGGTCGTTTCAACGTTTACCGTGATACACGTACTGAAGCACAGTATGAAAACAATGCTGGTTACATTACACAGCCCGACCAGGGAAGTTACACGCCTTCTGCAGCACGTGAAACACGTGTTGAGTACGCATTACTTGGATATAAAGGTCCAGAATTCTATGACACTGGTATTATCTACTGTCCATACATTCCTGTTATGGTTCAGAGAACGATTGGTCCTAACGACTTCTCGCCACGTGTTGGCTTGTTAACCCGTTATGGTGTTGTTGACAACATCTTCGGTGCTAACTTGTACTACCACGTTATCATTGTTAAGAATCTCGGTGATTCCTTTACACCAGGTTCTCAGGCAGTATACTTCTAATAGACCTGGCGAGTTCATTGAACAAGCG